TGGCCCTCTACTTTCTGAGTTAGTAGAAACTCTGTGGGTTACTTCCATAAATAGCGAAGTAAGCGGAACTATTTATAGTATGAGTTCCACCTGCATACAGGAGGGAGTGAAAGGATATAATCACGAATTTTGTCCTTATCACGATAGTCTGGTAAAGCCCAGACCATTCGATCAAATTTCTTTATTCTACGATTATACTCTATTATTGACCTCTGGTCAAGTTGAGTAATGTTTAGACTGCCTAAAGCATCGCCTATTTCTAGGTGCTCTAGAACTTCCTTTATTACATCGTCTTTGTTAGGCGCAAGAAGCGGAAGCAAATCCCAACTAAATGTAAACAGTCTGTCCCTAAGTTCTTCATGGAGCTTTCTTTGCTCAAAAAGAATTGAAAGACACAAATTAGGAACTAATGAAAACATTACTCCCAAGTAAGTGACTATCCTTATTGGAAATAGTCCTATTCGTTTGAACTCTATGGATAACTTTTGCCAAAAGTTATCTATATTGTCTCGAATATTATTTAACTCGATATCAAGCTCATGAGAGGTTACAAAGATATAACTTCTAGTAACCGCTACCAGCTTGTCGTTATGACTCTCAGAAACGGGTCCGCGAGATAGCCAATTCAGCGACTTCATAAGAGAAGTGCTTTGTTGGCCGCGGAAGACCGGAGAGTCATACCACAACAGTGTATATGAAACAACCGACCTGTCTAGGGAACGTCCTTTTAATCGGAAGTCCCCCATACGGTCAATTATCTCAAAACAGTGTTGGATGGAAGTAATAAAGTTCTTCTTCATTGCTTCAATTAGGAGGGCAGAAACAAGACGAGGGTCGGTAACGACCTGAATCATGTTTGCTGCTCCAAGGGGGGATATGTCTGTAAAGACACCATTCTCCCTGTAGAACCAAAGTTTAGCAAACTCACAAAGTACAAATGACTCTATGGTCTTGCTATCATTGATATCCACGCCTAACAGACCCATAACGTGACGGTAAACCCGAGCAACGTCGTCATTAGCAATAATGACGTCGTCTCCAAGAACACAATAGTCTCGAAAGAGACCTCTGCGACCAGAAACGATTGAACAATACTGAATAATCACATGATGTGTTAACGCCAGCATTGCCCAGGAGCTATAAGCTCCCATAGGTTGGCCTACCTGGTACTTAACCCAAACAATAGGAAAATATAACTTTCTTTTCCCGTCTTTCGACTTCTTAGATTGTTTAGAGTACAGCCATTCGAAATCAAGAACTTTTCTCCAAAAGTAAGATCCCTCATAAATGAATGAAAGAATCTGCTCCTGAAGAGCTATCGGTAACCTATCGGTAGCATTAGATAAATCAAAAGAATACAACTTCTGACCATCCTTTACCCTTGAAAGGAGAAGCTTTAATGGCTTGTCCTGTTCAAATGTGCCATCCATAGGAACCGTTCGTAGAAAGTCAAATAAACTTTCATGTAACGGCTTTAAAGCAACCTGGATCCACCAGTTCGTTATAGCAACGACTCTGGCTTTACCAGGTTGATCATACACGATAGACAATTTACCTAATCGAGATCTTAAATCAGTATAGGTTGAGACTAGGCTGCTTGATAAGTAGTTATAGAAGATATATACTGGTAAACAGATTAAGTTAATAAGAAACAAACTTAAAATTATAGTATACCCCCTATGCAACCAAAGGATCCTTAATAAGTTATATAAAACGGAAGGATTGTGTACAAATGCTAATGCATCGTAGACGCTCCCAAAAGTCGCATGACTTATGTTAGGACCTGCCTTACTTGAATAAAAAGATTTTGCTCTTCTTACTTGAATGAAATTTAGTTTAAGATTTCTAAGTGCTTTACGTATAACAGCAGACTCTAAAGTCTGAGTTACCCCGCTAAAAGGCCGTGTAATCGGCCCAAGATCAGGTTCGGTAACGAACTTAAAAGACCTAAATAAACTCATAATTGTTAAAATAGACTTCACCAATGTCTTATCCAAGAGAACACGATCGCTTAAAGCGGCTCGTATTCTTAAAGGTAAGATAGTGGGAAGGCCCAGCTTATCACGTTTCACCCTCACACCTAATAAATTTACGGTGAGAGAAGGATTACCTCCTAAGGATTGTATTATCAACCTAAGACCTTCCTTTAAATACTGGAAAGTATACTTAGGCCCATTCGTCTTATATAAATGGGCAATCCTTGCGATAGTGATCTCGAACTCCTGTGAATACTCGGTATTACCCGTAACCCACATTAGAAGTCTGATATAGGCAGGAAACATTGATGGTTTCCCCCATACCCTTTTCTTCTTATTGTCTTT